CTGGGTCCGGGTCATCGCCGCATCGAACTTCACCTTCTTCGTCCGGATCCCCTGGTCGCCCTGCAGGCGGCATGGCACCGTCGCTTCGGTCCAGGTGCCCTCGTCGATGTACGTGACATCAATGCCATCGTTGTCGTCGGGTTTCGGCATCGACGTCTGCCGGCCCAGTGAACCGATCATGGTCTGGGCACTGTAGCCGTGAAGCGGCAAGTTGCCACGCGGCTCGTCGCGCACGGGGCGGATCCGTCCCCGGTCAATGGTCAGCTCGGCGAACCCGACGCGGAGCGCCGCGTTGATGACCTCCTTGACCGTCGAGTCGTCACGATGCATCGCGTTGTAGGTATCGCCCCGGCTCTCCCAGAGGTCCGCCAGGCGCTCGAATTCGCTCAGATGCAGCTTGTCGTCGGTGTAGCCCACCGCTTTGGCCACGTGCATGGCATACGCCGCCGGCGAGCGTGTGGGCTGCGGCGAGGTCCAAGCACCGTTTTCGCGTAGCGGCAACTTGCGGGTCACCCACGCCGCGACCTGGTTCTCCGTCTGGCTGGCGATGGTATCGCTGCCGGTGATGGTCAGCGCGATCACGGTCACGCCTGGGTAACTGGTGGCATGCGGGTGGCGCGAACGCAGGCCATACCACTCGAGCCGGTCCATGTCATCGGTAGCGTTGCTTTCCGCGCTGACGCGGCGCATCTGCACCTCGGGCGTCATCGCCGGGATCGACTCGCGGAATGTCCAGCCGAGCTGATCGCGGGTCGCGCCCTCGACGGTCCGGCTCACTGTCGTCCAGGTCGTGGTGCCTTGCTCGCGGTAGCGGAACTCGACCGTACGTTGCACGCGATCCACATCACTGCCGTCGATGTGGCCCAAGCCCTGGGGCGCATAGAGATCGAATTCCAGGGTGTCGGTCGTCTCGCCCTCCGGACAGGCAAGGAAAATGCTCGACCAGATTCCGGTGTATTCCTGGTCATCCACCTCGACCAGGGCGCTGCTGGTGGTCACCACCGGGAACCCGGCCCAGTTGCTGACCGGCGTGCCATCGATCTCGTAGCGCACCGTGACGCCGCCCGAATCGATCGACTCGATGACATGCAGCGCGCGGGGATCAGCGTAGTTGGGGCGGCGAATGACGCGATTGTAGCTACCCGGAGACCAATCGGAGATGGGCTCATTGGTCAGGCCGTCCTCGAGCGTCATCTGATCGGGCGAGCCCGGCGTGTAGGACGTTACGCGCAGCCCGGTACCAGACTCGTCGCCGGGCTGGTGGATATAGATGATCGCGCCGACCTCAGGCTCGAAATGCGCGAATGAGCCATGAAACACATTCGGCTCGGTCCCACCCCCGGTCACGTCGAAATCGATGGGCAACTCGATGGTCAACTGAGTTCCCACAGCCCAGCTATCCGGCGGGCCCTCCGGGGTGGTGATCGAGGTGCCGTCGAAGGTGTGCGTGCCGGTCCAGGTTTTCTGGAGATCCCGCGAGCTCTTGAGGCGCAGGCCGCTGCCACTCGTGCTGGGCCCTACTTCGGGGGCGTTGTACCAGTTCTGGTGGGCGACGTGGCCGGTCACGTCCTCGCCCGGGCCGAACACGCTGAGATCCACTGACGTACCCAGCGAGGTCACCGGGGTCGCGCCGATCTTGATGTCATCCGGCTGAATGTCGTGCTCGCCCAGTCCCACGCACAACAGCATGTCCAGGGCCTGTTTCTTGGGCTCGATGAAATACCGCCGGGTCGCGGCGATGTAGTCCGGGTTGGCTTTGACCCGGCCGGCGATGTCGGGGATCAGATCCCCCAGCCGTACCTGGTTGCCCTCGGCGGATACCTCGAGCAACTTGCTTCCCTTCGTCGAGCTATTGCGTTGGCTCGGCAGTGACGGGGTGAGCATCAATGCCGCCGCGGCGGACACGACTGCGGCCACCACGGCGGCGATCAGGGTCGCCGAACCGCCTGCCGCCTGAGGCCGCAACTCGACGGTGGTATCCGCGCCCAGCCAGACCTCGCCCCATTGTGCCGGCGGCACCAGCCGGTCGTTGACGGCGGCGATCAGGGGATGATGATCGGCGTCGTAACGCCGATAGCTCTGCGAGCACTCGCGCAGCCAGGCGTCCAGCGTCATTCCCGTGACCTGCTGCTCACGGATCGGCGCCCCGGGGAGCGCCGACGGGTAGAGGCGAATCAGTGCCATATCAGGTCCATCAGTGGTAGTAGATCACGCGGAGGTGACAGGCCTCGAAATCCTCGAGGTAATCCCAACGCGGGCCGGAGCCCTTGTCGGTCTCGAGCACGGCCAGCCGACCGTCGAGCTCGACGACCACGGCAACATGGGTGCAGAGCTCACCGCGCCAGCATTCGGCGATGGCCCCTGGTTCCGGTGGTCCGGGGGTAAGGTGGCGATTGGCGTGGCGGGCGGCGATGGTCATCGCCCGCTTGTCGTCGTCACCGGCGAATCGGTAATGCGGCATCCACGGCAGGCCGAAGATCTCGGCGCGCACCGCGCGGACCAGGCCGTAGCAGTCATACGCATCGGGGCCTCGCCCGCCGTACTCGTAGCGGGTCTGCATGTAGCGTTGCAGGGGATGCATGGCTCACCCGATGTGTTTCATGGCCGGGAAGCGCTGGACGGTGTAGCGCTCGCGGGGATACGCGGTGGCGATGATGTCGAAGAAACTGGCGGTCAGCTCGGCGCGGGCGTCCTTGAAATCCGCGTCGTAGAGCACGAACCGGTTTGGTGGCTTGGCCGGCGCCGTGAGGTCGGAGGATAGATACTCGCGGTAGATGACATCGACCGGTACCCCATCCGCCAAGGCGGTATCGACTCCCTGCTGCACCTCGCCGGTCAGGTTCTCGACGGCAAATGTCAGGAGCTGCTGGCCGCTCTCGTTGAGATCGGGCAGCGCCACCTGCATGCCGGACGCCAGGAACCCGACGGTCTCGCCGGTCTCGAGCCCCAGTGCCACATCATCGTAGCCACTGCAGATCCGCTTGGTCTGCGAGGGCGAGATGATCTCCAACGTCTGGAGGCGGGCATGCCCCTCCAGCGCTGAGGCATAGACGGTTTCGAGCAGGTCTTCCATGGCTTACACCGTGCGGTTGTTATGCACGGATTCGTACCGGCGCATCTCACCGATGACCTCGGTGATCTCGTCCTCGGTGAGCACCCGGTCGTAGAATCGCAGTTGGGATACCTCGCTGGGCCCTTCTTGCGAAATGCCGGCGTAGTGGGAGCCGATGCGGAATGGCTTGCCGCTGTCTGTGGGCTCACCGGTCCCGGTGTTGTTCAGGTCGAGGCCGTCGGTGGGCGAGCGCAGGCGGAGCGTCTTGCTCGTGTTGTCATAGGTGACCACGACCAGGCGCCACAGCGTGTGGTCGGCGAAATTGCCGAAGATGCTGAGCATGTTGCCGTCGAGCACCATCCCTACGTTGATGGTGTCGTTGAGCTGGTAGCCGAAGTGCATACCGCCCTCGGTCATTGACGTTCCCTCCCAATTGGAGAACAGGGCACCCCGTTGCGAGGGGGACGTGGTGGTCGCCCCGGCGTTGGGGAAGCGCATTACCGTGAACAAGGTCAGGTTGTCCGGGGCGGCCACGTCGGTCTGGATGTAGCCGTCATAGACGTGGAGACCGCAATGGTCGTTGGCCACTGTGACATTCCCGGACTCGGACAGATTGGCATCGGACTGGGTGGAGAAATCGCGGGTGGCTTTGTCGATCGAGGTATCGAAGAAGCCCATCAGTTTCAGGCCGTTCGATACGTTGCTGGCTGCCTTCTTGGCGTAGTTCGAAGCGTCGATGTTGGCGCGGAGGATCATGCCCATGGTCGAGGTCCTCAGAATCCGAATTTGCGTGAGTAGTGGAAGGTGACGAGCGCGTTGTGCAAGGCGAACTCGTTGCCCAGCGGGGAGGTGGCCTTGTCCCACAGGCCAGCGGTGTCCCGGACATTGCCCTGGGGGTACTGGAGGACGGCCGTATCCGGGATCGTCACGTTGGTGTCGAGCGTCAGGGTGACCTCGTCATCGCCCGTCACTGCGGCACCGGTAATGGCGCCGGTCACCAAGTTGGTGGAGCGGTACGACTCGCGGATCTCGAAGCCGGCATTGGGCAGTGTCGGGAACAGCGCGTCGTCGATCACGACGCTGCCCATGGGGACATGGAGTTTCAGGACGATGGAGCTCGTGCCCCACACCACGGATACCGGCTCCAGGGGGCGGAATTTTTTGCGTTGGTAGAGGGTCTGGTACATGGCCCGGGCGGCGTACTCGCCGATGAGCCAGTAGCCCTCGTTGGAGGCATGGACGTCGTCCGGATTGCGCGGGAAGAAATACGAGGGAGCGAACATCACCACGTCGTCATACGTCATCGACGCCCGCCACTGGGCCGTCTGCGGGCCAATGTAGGGAACGTCGGTGTTCTCCGGATTGAGGGCCGCCTGGTAGGTGAACATGTAGGGGATGCTGGCCTGCCCGGTGATCCGGTAGATCTCCTCTTTCATCGGCGTCCACATCTGACCCAGCCATCGCTCGATGTAGTCCTCGGGCAGACTGTCCTCGGCCTGATGCCAGACATTGGCGTTGCCCTGAAGCCACAGCATGCAGGGAACGCTATAGCTGATGCCCTGGGCATCGCACAGAGCCTTGGCATCCTGGATGGCGCGTACCGTCAATTCCCAGTCGCCGTTCGGCTGTCCCGGGACCAGCTCGTCGACACGGCGCCCACCTCGGCCGCTGGAGGTGACCAGGAACTTGTACTGCTCCTCGAGGCCACCGTTCTCCAGGGCGCGTCGCGTGATGCCGTTGGCTGCACCGGAGGCGGGCGTTTCACCGAAGCGGGTGTCGTTGAGCTGCTCGATCAGGGGCGCGAACGACGAGGCGTTGTAGCCGTTGCCGTGCTGCCCGATTCGCACGCCGCTGGACAGCATGACGTTCTGATAGGGCTGCGACGTGCTGATCGGTGGCTCACCGTTGCTACCGATCGACAGGGACTGGCCGTAGAGGATGATGTGCTGAATGGCCGTGCGGATAGCCGCCTCGAGGGCGGGCGTCTTCTTTCTGGCCACCCCGTGGCCCGGGGCAAATGCCTGAACGGCCTCACCGCCATACACACCGGAGATCAGGAAGCCGTACTTGTCGACCAGAGCCGTATCATCATTCGGCGTCGCTTCAATATCGACGCCGTAGAGACTCGCCCCCGACAGCCCAATATCGACAGGAAAAAACCCGTTCGTGTCGAAGAGCCTCAGCCCTTCAACGAGAGCGGTGCCGAGCTCATAGCCGTGCGACGTCAGCTTCCCGTCGGCAAACAGGGTGGCAACGATCTGCCCGACCAGGTCCGTGAAATAGGTATGTGCCTCCGGCGAATCCCCGACATCGAACGACTCTGCGATGGCGCGGACCATCTCGACATCGGGATCCTCTGCGACCCGGCGTGAGGAGTTGGCATCGATGCGCTGCCA